GCAGGGAGGTAACTGGTAAAATCCAGTTGCACCTCCCCTTTTTTTGTGCTATAATTCACTGAGGTATGGGAGAACTATGACGATTAAACTGATGCTTCTTAAGTCTGGCGAAGATATCATCGCAGACGTAACTGAAATGTGTGTTGGTGAAGAAGAAAATCAAAGAGTTATTGGATATTACTTGGATAAACCTTGTGTTGTTAAAATGAGAAATCCAAATCTTCTAACAGAAAATGAAACTCAAGGAATGAAAAAGGCAGGATTTGAGGTATCTCTTTTTCCTTGGATGCCATTATCTAAAGAGGAAAAAATACCTGTTCCTTCTGACTGGTTAATCACTATGGTTGAACCAGTAGATAAACTCAAACAAATGTACATTGAAGATATTGTAAACTATGGAAAGAAAAATGATAAAGATTTTAGTTCTTCTGAACAAGGAAATTCTGATAAGTCAGATTGAAGAAGTTGGTTCTGAACTGGGAGAACCAGATTGTAGGTTGATAGAACCATTTGTAGTGAATTCTGATATGACATTAACCCCTTGGATGTTAGACTATACATCACAGAATAGTTTTATGATTCACTCTGATAAGGTATTGACTATTATTGATCCAGTTAATTTAATCTTAAAAAAATATGAAAAACTAATTGAGTAAAATGTCTTCAAATTTTTATACAAATGTTCAATTGATTGGCAATCAATTTTTGATTCGTGGAGTAGAGGATGGTAAAAGATATGAAACAAGAAGAGATTTTTCTCCAACTCTTTTTATTCCAACAAAAAAACAGTCAAAATATAAAACTTTGAATGGTGAAAATGTAGAATCAATTCAACCAGGAACGGTAAGAGATTGTAGAGAGTTTTTTAATAAGTATAAAGATATTGAAGGGTTTGAAATATATGGACAGGACAGATATGTCTATCAATATATTTCAGAAAACTATCCAGATGATGAGATTAAATTTGATATCAGTCAAATCAAACTTGTTACTCTTGATATTGAAGTATCATCAGAAGAGGGATTTCCTGATGTAGAGTCTTGTACTGAAGAAATTCTTGCGATTAGTGTTCAAGATTACAATACTAAAAAAATAATAACCTGGGGGGTAAAACCATTTTTAAATAATCGGAGTGATGTAACTTATCATTATTGCCCAAGTGAATATGAACTTCTCAATTCTTTTATTCATCATTGGATGATTGATGTTCCTGATGTAATTACAGGATGGAATATTCAACTATACGATATTCCTTATATTTGCAAACGTTTAGATCGTGTTCTTGGTGAAAAACTGATGAAACGTTTTTCTAACTGGGGATTGGTGACTGAAGGAGAAATATATCTCACAGGACGTAAACATACAGTCTTTGATGTTGGTGGGATCACTCAACTTGATTATATGGACTTGTATAAGAAGTTTACATATAAGGCACAAGAGTCATATCGTCTGGATTATATTGCTGAAGTAGAACTTGGTCAGAAAAAATTAGATCACTCTGAATTTGATACATTTAAAGAGTTTTATACTCACGGTTGGCAAAAGTTTATTGAATATAATATTGTTGACGTAGAACTTGTTGATCGTTTAGAAGACAAGATGAAACTGATCGAACTTATTCTTACGATGGCATATGATGCGAAAGTAAACTATGGTGATATATTTTATCAGGTAAGAACTTGGGATGCAATTATTTACAATTACTTAAAGAAAAGAAATATTGTTATCCCACAAAAAGATAGTTCTGTAAAGAATGGAAAGTTTGCTGGGGCATATGTAAAAGAACCAAAACCAGGAATGTATGATTATGTTGTAAGTTTTGACTTGAATAGTCTATATCCTCACTTGATAATGGGTTATAATATTTCACCAGAAACTTTATTAGATGAAAAGCATCCTACAGTATCAGTAGATAAGATTTTAAGTAAGCAACTTGATTTTTCTGATTATAAAGATTATGCAGTATGCCCTAATGGAGCAATGTATCGTAAAGACGTTCGTGGATTTCTTCCAGAATTAATGGAAAAAATGTATAACGAAAGAGTTATTTACAAAAAGAAGATGCTTGAGGCAAAGAAACAATATGAAAAAACTCCAACTAAAAAATTAGAGAAAGAGATTGCTCGTTGTAATAATATACAAATGGCAAAAAAGATTTCTTTGAACTCTGCTTATGGAGCTGTAGGTAATGAATATTTTCGTTATTATAAGCTAGCAAATGCTGAGGCAATCACAACATCAGGACAAGTTGCGATTCGTTGGATTGAAAATAAGATGAATTTGTATCTAAATAAACTCCTTAAGACAGATGAAGTTGATTATGTTATTGCTTCTGATACTGATAGTATCTACCTTCATATGGGTCCTCTGGTTGACAAGATATACAAAGGAAGAGAGAAAACTTCTGAAGGCATTATTTCGTTCCTTGATAAGATCTGTTCGGTGGAACTTGAAAAGTATATTGAAAATTCTTACCAAGAATTGGCAGAATATGTAAATGCCTACGATCAAAAAATGCAAATGAAACGAGAAACTATTGCTGATCGTGGTATTTGGACTGCCAAAAAGAGATATATTCTAAATGCCTGGGATGTTGAGGGTGTTCGTTATGAAGAACCTAAACTTAAGATAATGGGTATTGAGGCAGTTAAGTCATCAACTCCTGCTCCTTGTCGTAAGATGATTAAGAGTGCTCTTAAATTAATGATGAATGGAACTGAAGATGAGGTAATTGAGTTTATTGAAAATGCTCGCCAGGAGTTTAAAAGTCTTTCCCCAGAAGAACTTTCATTTCCAAGGTCAGTATCTGATGTTGAAAAATATTATTCATCAAATTCAATCTACTCAAAAGGAACTCCAATTCACGTTCGTGGGGCACTACTTTATAATCACTATATAAAACAAAATAAACTTTCGAATAAGTATTCTATTATAAAAAATGGAGAAAAGATTAAATTTATCTATCTCAAAAAACCAAATATAATTCACGAAAATGTAATCTCATTTATTTCAGAGTTTCCAAAAGAACTCAAACTTGACAAATACATTGACTATGAATTACAATTTGAAAAAGCATTTTTAGATCCTTTGAAATCAATTCTTGATGTGATTGGATGGAAAACTGAATACACTTCCAACTTGGAGTCATTTTTTACCTAATGGATTTACCGATTACAGACGAAGAACTGAATACTATTATTAAGGCAATGAGTCTTGGAGGTGATGCATCATTATACCATAGACTGAAACTAGTAAAAGAACTTAAAGACCAAGGACTACCTTACAAAAAAATTCTAAGAGAAAAATACGGAGTGGTTGCATAATGGCAAATTTGATACAGGTTAAGTATTCTTTCAAAGAGCATCCAAAAACAACTCTTTCTATATACTTAAAAACACAAGAACAAGTAGAAGCATTTAAGACAAAACATCCCGACTATGTTTACATTACTGAGAACAACTAAATTATGGATTTTTTGCACGACCTAGTAAAAGAAATTGGTGGAGAATACACACAACTGGCATCAGAGATTGACGAAACTGAAACGTATGTGGATACTGGCAGCTACATTTTTAACGCTCTTGTATCTGGTAGCATCTTTGGTGGTGTTTCTGGGAACAAGATTACTGCAATCGCAGGGGAAACTTCTACTGGAAAAACTTTCTTCAGTCTTGCCGTCGTTAAGAATTTCCTTGATAATAATCCTACTGGATACTGTTTGTATTTTGATACTGAAGCAGCAATCACAAAATCCCTTTTGGAAGGTAGGGGAATTGACACAACTCGCCTGGTGGTTGTCAATGTAGTCACGATTGAAGATTTCCGTAATAAGACTCTGAAAGCAGTTGATTTATATTTGAAAAAATCTAAAGACGAAAGACGACCTTGTATGTTTGTACTTGACTCTTTGGGTATGCTCTCTACTAATAAAGAAATCACAGATACACTTGCCGAGAAGGATACTCGTGATATGACTAAGGCACAACTGATTAAGGGTGCCTTTAGAATGTTGACTCTTAAGTTGGGTCAGGCAAATATTCCTATGATAGTCACCAATCACACCTATGAAAGTATGAGTCTTTATGGTGGTAAGCAAATGTCAGGTGGATCTGGGTTGATGTATGCATCATCTACAATTGTATACTTATCAAAATCAAAAGAAAAAGACGGAACAGAAGTTATAGGAAATATTATAAAAGCAACAACAAAGAAATCTAGATTAAGTAAAGAAAATAAGCAAGTTGAAATTCGGTTATTTTATGATGAACGTGGACTTGATAAGTATTATGGATTACTTGAGCTTGGTGAAATTGGTGGAATGTGGAAAAATGTGGCAGGAAGATATGAAATGGATGGTAAAAAAATCTATGGTAAGGATATACTAAAAGACGTAGATAAGTATTTTACTCCAGAAGTAATGAAGTCTCTTGATGAAGTAGCACAAAAAGAATTTAGTTATGGGTAAATGTATTAAGGTTGTAGATACTAAAATTAATGTTACCAAAGTAATTGAGCAACTTAAAAAAAATCCACAAGATTGGGATCATCAAAAAAATATTGAAAACATTCAGTCTCTTACTGATCATGGATTTGCTGATTTGCCAGTAAGTGCATTACAACTTATAATGGGAGGAGTCAAAAAGAAAGAAGATTTTGTTGGAGACTCTGAGATTAATATTAAGACTCCTGCATATGAACATCATAGTGAAATACGAAAGATTGTTCGTAAAAACTTTGGAAGTAAAGAACTTCAACGTTGTGGATTTCTTTCTCTCCCAATTGATGAAATTGTAGGTGCCCATATTGATATTGGAACCTATTATCTAACAAGAGATAGATATCATCTTGGTATTTCTGGAAGATATCAATACTTTGTTGGAAATGAAACTATAATTGTAGAACCAGGAACTCTTTTGTGGTTTGATAATAAATTACCTCACGGAACAGTTAATATTGCTGATGAAGTAAGAATTACATTTGTATTTGATATATTACACTCTTTAAGTAATCCACAGCACAAAATAGACGATGGATAAAGTTGAATTTCTAATTTTGAGAAACTTTTTATATAATGAGAAATATACAAGAAAAGTTATTCCATTTGTTAAATCTGATTATTTTGAAGACTCTAATCAAAAAATAGTTTTTGAAGAAATATTCAATTTTGTTACACAATATAATCAACTTGCAACAAAAGAAGTTCTTTGTATTGAAGTGGAAAAACGTAAAGATATTAATGAGGATTCTTTTAAACAAATCATACATCTCATTGAGTGCCTTGATGATGTTCCTACAGAGTTTGATTGGTTAGTTGATACAACTGAAAAATGGTGTAGAGATAGAGCGATTTACCTTGCACTGATGGAATCAATACACATTGCAGATGGTAAGGACGAAAAGAAAAACAGAGATAGTATACCTACAATTTTATCAGATGCTCTCGCAGTATCTTTTGATACTCATGTTGGACATGATTATCTGTTAGACTTTGAAAAACGTTATGAGTCTTATCATAGAAAGGAGGAAAAAATTGAATTTGATCTTGATTACTTCAATAAAATTACCAAAGGTGGTTTGCCTAATAAGACTCTCAATATCGCTCTTGCTGGTACAGGTGTCGGAAAAAGTCTCTTTATGTGCCATGTTGCTGCTTCCGTCTTATTGCAAGGCCGCAACGTTCTCTACATCACTCTTGAAATGGCAGAGGAACGTATTGCTGAGAGAATTGATGCAAATCTCTTAAACATTCCTATTCAACAACTGACTGAATTGCCAAAATCAATGTTTGAATCAAAAGTTAATAGTATTGCTAAAAAGACACAGGG